GCGCCCTACTATTTCTATCTTTAATGTAAAGCCTTGAGTGCCTGAGAACTTAGTCAACGGCATAACTGTAGCAACCGGCCCAATCATCGCGGTGCCTTCAGAACCGACATTGGTAGACCAACTGCCGGTGATTTCTACGTTACATAAAAGGGTGGAGTTAGCGCCGCCCCATGCTGTAAATCCAGCGGGATATACTCCCTCAATGTAAATAGTTTCGAGGGTAGTTATGTCATTGTTAAACAGGCCGGTTCTGTCAGATAGCGTTTGGGTTCCAGTAGCTACAATAAAGTCTCGGCTGACAAGCACGCCGTTAAATTCTGCGCTGCCGTTCTTGTTGATTCTCCAGCCAGCCGAGCCAGCAGAATAGTTGCTAGATTGAATGACATTGCCGATCTTGGCGTTTGTTATTATGCCATCACTGATCTGCGCTGAGTTAGTAACCACATTAGAAGCGGCTAGTTTACCGGCTGTTATCTGATTAGAAGCAATGTTATTTGCTTGAATAAATTCTACATTTGCAACTGTTGCAGTTATCGCCGCAGTGGTGATAGCTGATGCTTGAATTGCACCGATTACAGCAGAATCAGCAAAAATTTCAGAAGTATTGATTTCATTTGACGTAATCGTGTTCGCCTCAATCGCTGAGGCAGTCACCGCATTCGCTTTGATAGCATTTGCAGTCACTGAATTAGCCGCCAGCTTATCGGCACTTATAGCCCCCGCGTCAATCTTATCTGCAATAATTGCTGAGCTTGCAATGGAATCTGTGGTTATCTGTTTGGTATTTATGCTTGTCGCTTGCACTTGCCCAAATACCTGACTTGCTAGGTCTACTTGATCAGATAAGTCAGCAGCCGCAATTGCAGCAGTCCATTCTGTTCCGGTGTATCTATACAATTTGCTGTCAGTGGTCAGCATCACAATACGACCAGTTGATAAATTCGTTGTCGGCAGTGCACTAACACGCTCAACAGGGCGCAGATCATCGCTGAATAAGTTGTCGCCTAAAGTCCCGCTGATGTCGGTAGTTTTAACCAACGCTGTAAACTCTGGCACCGTTGAGTCGTACCTGTAAAGTTTGGCATCTGACGTTAGGAATACAGTTTTTGGCCCAGTGTAACCAACAGGCGAAGGTAGGGTTGTAACTGCCGAAATAGGCTCTATGCCAGCAGCAAACGATGCCGCAGTAACTGCGCCCGGATCTACGTTACTTGCGGTATATAGGTCTGTTGTCCACGCTGAACCAGTCCATACATATAGCGTGCTGGTTGTGGTCAGGAACTTGATCTGCCCAACATGATCGCCAGTACCCAAGCCAGCAATAGAAGTTACCGGAGCAATACCAAAAGCATCACCTGCCTCAAACTGATCAAGCACTGACTGAGAAAAATCATCTAGCACGATCTTTTGGGTGGTTGCCGAGAATGTCGCGCTATAGCCAGAAACGTTTCCTGATCGGTCAACACTTCGCAGCCAGTAGTATCTGGTGACGGCATTACCCAGCCCAGTAACTGTATGCTGGTCTGACTTGGTTTTAACAATAAGACTAGAACCTGCGCGGTTGTCTACCGTGTTCTCGAATATCTCGACATAAGCCAAGTCGCCGTCTGAGGGTAGATCATAGTCTAGTTTGATTTGTTGAATGCCGCCGGTAGCAACTATAGATCCTGGAATTGCTGGAGCAGTCTGGTCGCCTTGCAAGGTGATTGTGTTAGTTATAAAGCCAGACGTTTTACCAGTCAGCGTTACTGCGCGAACTCTAAACGTGAATTCTTCTAGCTCTTTCATGCCAGAGATTACAGTGTTATTGCCGTAGACGTTGACAGATGAGAACGGCCCACCCCCGCCTATAACTGCTCCGCTCACACTGCCATAATTTAACTCAAGCGTGGTTGCATCAGCGACAGAGCCATAATCTTGTGTCGCGGTGTAATTATCACTTACTAACCCAAGGTCTATTTCGTTTTGAGAGGTTTGCTTAAATTCGACCTCGTAGAAAGAAATGTAGGTATTAGCAGTGGGGGCAGTCCACGAAACCCGAACCGCTGGCAATACTGAACCATCATTACCCAATACCGTTGTCTCTACCAGAGTCAAAGACGTTGGTGCCGCTTGCGCTGGGGTGTCATCTACAATGTCTGAATAGTCTGGGTTATTTGGCCCGACAGTCGCTTGAATGTTTGAGTTATCGTTGTCTGGGTTGCGGTCTGACTCAACGAATGAACCCGTACCAGTCCCGTAAGCAACAGCTCTTACCCAGTAGTATCTTTGATCGCCAACCGCTAAAGGGTCAGCACCATTCGACGCATCATGGAAAAACTGCGTACCCATGGTGCGCCCGATTTCTACTTTGTTAGCCCATCCAGAATTAGGTGAAGCGTAGATTACTATTTCTTTGAATTTGCTGGTGTTGACTGGGTTAGTCCAGTTTAACTCTATGCTTTTTAGTCCAGCAGTTGCGCTCAAGTTTTGTGGATCAGGTACACCACGGAAACCGGCAGTAATTGTGCCGTCTGCTGTCGTCGTTGAGTATTCATTAGCAGCGGGGTCTGCATAACTTCCAGAATCATCTTCAACTAGAGTGAGGTTTACCGCGCCATCCTGAGAGTCTGAAAAGGCCCAGTTAACGCAGCGGAATACTTTTGCGCTGTAATTCAATTCGGCAACAGTGACACTCACCCTATCGCCTATATCGACATTCAAAGCAGACAAGTTAGCAGGAAAGTTGATTACCTTTTGCTGGTCTGACATCTGGATTTGCTTGTGGGCAATACGTTGCGCCATGTAGCTAGTATTAGTAAAAGATAGCTGTGCGTCTTTAGTAATAACCTCGCCATTGTCGCGTGATACAGCGGAGGTTAATTGTACTTGTGGCACCTCAGAGGTTTTGTGATTCTGTGCGGGGTCAATGATTATTGGTCGAACAGTGTTAAACCGCTCACCCCTCTCAACTGAGGTCTTAACTGTTATCGACCCAGCCAAGTCGTCTTCATCCAATGAAATGCTAGGTGCTTCATATACGCCAGCCTTGATGCGATAGCTGCCGTTTGAATAGAAGATGCTGCCATTCATTGAGGAAAGCAGCTTGTTGAGGCTTGCTCTGTAGCTGTCAGTTGCGAAGATTACGCCGTTGGCTGTGAATCGCTTTTGTGTGCCGCTATTTGGTACTACTACCGAAGCGTCACAAGCATCAGCGGCAGTAACCACATCAGCCCAATCTATCTTACTTGCTGCAACACCTAGACCAAACTTTGTGTCGATGAGGAAGTTGGCAACGCAGAGAGCGGGGTTATCAGACCATGCCTGATAGGTTGCGCTAGTCGGGTTAGCACCTGCGGCGTTACCGGCAGCAACATCTAGGCGCGGGTCATAAATGTCATTCTTACCCTTAACTAAGGCTTTAATATTTTGAGGCTTCAGCCTATCCCAAACTTCCTGTGAGCCATCATTGAGTGTCCACTTGGTGACAATGTAGCTCACGCCCTTCCCTTGATGTGCGCTAGTCCAAGGGCTAAAAGTAGTGGTCAATAAAGAACTAGATGCTTGTGTAGCTGTGCCTAGCTTTTTCTCAATCATGCAAATCGTTTCAGAATCTTTTGGCCCGAACGTACCGCTAGTTACTGCATTGTTTGAAATTTGAGAATTCGTGATAACTTCGTTGTCGAAATGTATATCAGTAATAGATTCACATTCATGCCCTGTAAGAGCGATGCCGTGATATAAGTCGCGGTTGTCCGTGCCTGACACACCCACAAAGAATATAGGGCCAGAAACTAAAGCCTGTCCATATACAACTTTCTGCGGCTCAATCGTACCTCTAACCGTTTGCTGTCTAGTCTTATCCGTGTCTGCCTGCGGCATAGACATATCAGGCAACAAAGCAGTTAAAGCAGCCTGCGCTGCATATACACCAGCGGCTACCACAAGCGTTCCTGCGGCTATAGCTGCACCAACACTAAAACTTGTGGCCCCAACAGCAGCAAGTGTGGCTGCGCCGACAGTTTCAACGAATAAAATGGCTGCTGCTACTACTGGTGGCATCTAAACGCTCCAACCTGAGATTAAATAACGGTCAGGAATCTGCTTCATTCCCCGCGCAGTCAAGCAGACTACAGAACCTTGATACTTTATACCGCAAACCTGCCCGATAATCGGCAAGTCAACAACGCATGGATCGCCATCTTTTATGTCTTCAGACGGCTGACCCAGTACGCTTTCTATGAAGTCAACCAACTCCCCCTTACGCCCCACCAAAACTTCTGCTTGCGCCTCGCTTTCATACTCAAACTGTGAAGCGTAATTCTTGCCGGTCATTTCATTAACTATAAACGCCGCAAACTGACAGCAATCGGCATCGCCGTAATTGAACTGCCTACGCTGCCATTTGTTTAGTGCTGTTTGTACATTAGACATTTAGCCATTGCCTGGATTAACATTTATGGTCGTTATATTCGGCACACCTATAACACCAGCAACAGCGTCACTGTTTGGATCACCCCAGCGTATCTTCGCGTCTTCAATGTCAGCCATAAATTCAAAGAATACGTCACCTGCGTGGTCGTTCTGCTGCTGAGAGTGGGTGTACTTTTTGTTGCTAGATTTATCAAACCTCGCAAGCTCAGACTCAGCCGTAAGTTGTATTGAATCACCGCCACTTGCACCGATAGTTAAATCCATCTGATCCATAACGCCTTCCCACACTACTGTCGGGTCAGCAATCAAAGCATCATCAGCATTTAATGCGCCAAGGTAAATTGTGGCGGGGTGCATGTAATAGTCTTCAGTCAGTGCAGCCCCAGATATGGTGGCATCTAATCCTGAGAGCGTGAGGGTGATCTTGTAAGGGCTAACATCTGCCCCCTCTTCAATAGAACTAATCTCACCAAAGTCGCCAGTACCTAACCAGTCCTGCCCACCCCAAGTATATGTACCAATGGAGTTGTGAACGTAAACAGTGCCAGATGGAAACTCTAGCTTTGCGAATGTAATTAGTACAACGTGACCGGCTGAAAGTGCATTAGCAACTGCTGTAGGAAAACCCCGACTCATGCTAGAACATCCTCTACCGCTTCTATGTTAAAGCTAGAATGAATGTCTATTGTCGTATTCCAAGATGCTGGGCCTGCAAGCATAAACACGCCTTGGACTGGCGCAGTGTAATCAACAATTGTGTCGTCTGGCGGTGACTTTCTGATAGGTGGCGCTATAGATATAGAAACATTACCTGACCCATCAGAGTTAGTATCAGCAACAACCATGTGCAATTCGTTGTTAAACGAAACGTAATCACCTGCTCGAAGGTAGTTGTTAACGTTCGCAGTGGCCCCGTTGCAGACTAAAGTTGTACCTGACTGATTAGCCCCATTAACTACTAAATTGCCGCCACCGGCCCCTCTGAGAGTGTGGGAGTGGTCTTGTAGGGTAAACCTGTGCTGCTGCCCGTTTAGCTTAACTAAAAACGCCTGCATCACCTTTCGGTCATCACCAGATAGATTGTTAAATTGCAGTGATGCTTTCCACAATGACCCTTTGCGCGATGCTGTCTGCACTGCGTTAGTAAGCGGTGATTGGTATGTGCGCGTGTTACTTACCAGCTCAAACGTATTGGTCGCTGGTGTAATGCTTGGGAATGCAAATGTAGTCATTAAGCGAACCTTCTTCGACGCATGAGGTCTTGTATGGTTATTATAGTCTGCTGGGAGGTTTGCGCCATTGCTGATTTGATTTTCTGATCAACATCTGCGCCTGAACCTCTAGCGTCTACGTTATTGACGACAGTTATTCCGCCGCCGCCCATCTTATTATTAGGAACAATAGAGCCGCCCTGATTAGGCACGAACATCTCAGGCCCACGCTCACCAACCATATACGGCTGACCAGATTGAACCGACCCGCCGATAGCTTTGCCGGTTAAACTTTTAGCAAACGATAGAAAGCCGCCAGTTACTTTATCAATCACAAACAATTGGATTGCTTGCAAGATCAAAGACGCAGCCATCTGCTTGAACGCATCTTTAAGTTTAACCGTTCCCTTAACCACACCCATCAAGCCATCAGACATATTCTTCATGGTTGTTTTAGCCATGTCGTCCATCTTTTCTTGCACGCTAGGCAGCTTGTTTTCTAGGTCAGTGAAACTCTGGTTGAGTCGGTCAAAGAACGTAGGCTTGCCATCATCACCGCCAACTCCGCTGGCAATAGCATTCTTTACTTCAGCGATAGACTCAGCGGCTTGTCTGTTTTTGACAATAAATTCTTCCATTGAGGCAGTAAGTTCAAGTCCCGGATTCATAGACTTAAGCAATTCTAATTCAGCACGCAAAGCAACTATGTCTTGCGGTAAGTTACCTACTATTTGTGCGGCAGATTCACCAATTAACGACTGGCCCAAGAACGCAGAAATTTTATTGTAGACATCAATAAAAGCCTGAAGCGGCGGAATTAGTTTATCACCAATAGCCGCACCCATCTCTAAAACGCCCAACCTAGCAGACTTAAATACAATTTCTACAGCGTGCATTATCTGCCGAACAGTTCCGAATGCTTTGGCAACTGCCCCTGCGACTCTCTGCCCAACATTACCAAAGCCTGCGCTGTCTAACGCAGCTTGCCTAAAAGCATCTGCTACGAAAGTTATTATCGGGGCGAAAGCCACGGACAACTGATTGGTTAAACCTGCGAATACTCCCTGCAACCTAGTGATTGCGTCATTGGCAGCCTCCATCTGCGCCGTATCTGTGCGACTCAACGTAAGGCCAAGATGCTCTGCTTCTTGCGTCATCTTTTCTAACGCAGCGGCACCACCACCTAGAGTATTAACTAATGCCACACCCTCACTGTCAAACAGCTTCATGGATAGCCTGACTTTATCGGCCTGACTGTCTACTCCTGCCATTGCATCAGCAACTTGGCTCATTTGTTCATCGAGAGGGAGGCGCACCAATGACTCAGCATCTAGCCCAAGTTCTTGTAACGCTCCCTTGGCTTCGCCTGTACCTTTGGCTGCTTCTGCGGCTCTACGAGTAAACCGCTGCATTGCCATGTCCATCGTGCCAGTAGACACTCCGGTTAGCTCTGCTGCGTGGCGCAGTCCTGCGAGGGCTTGGGTTGTAACGCCTAACTTGTCAGCGGTCTTTGCTAATTCGTCACCGGCATTGATTGATGACTTAATAAGTGCGCCGAAACCACCCGCGCCAATAGCACCGACAATGGCTGTCTTCATATTCAAAACGGAACCAGCAACACGTTTCAGTCCGCCAGTTACAGATGAAAAACCTTTCTTGGTCTTATCTAGGGCGGTTATGTTGATCTGGACGTTTTGATTAGCCATCGTCTTGCCTTTCGCTCATTATCTTGAAGTAGGCAAGCCACTCGTTGAATTCACTCAACGGCATCTGCTCAGCCTCACCGATGCTCATGTGCAACCGATCAGCCAAGGCAATTAGATTGAACCTCAACTGATCGGACGTTAGTTTTTTTCCTGTTCCTCAAGGCTTTCAATCTCAGCGAACATCTGTTCAGCAATGCTGGATATTACGCCGGTCTCCTCGCCCATCAGGTCAATTCTGTCTTCTGCGGATGTAAACAACTTGCCCCCACCCTCGTCTGCGGCCTTCATCACAATTAAGTCGATCATTGCCGCCATCGTGGTGTTTTCCATAAACTTAGGGTGCTTCTTTTGTAACTCATTTACGTCATGGCAAGTAATTGGGAAGCAATACATAGCAAAGGGCTGTCCTTCCGAATCAGCCCATGCTTGTACTTCTATCTTGCGTGCAGTTACTTTTCTTCGATTTCTTAATTCTTTAGCCAATCCCATAATGGGGTTCCTTACGCTGTTGCTTCAGTTACTGCGCCAGATACTTGTAATTCAAAACTTCCCTCAACCATACCATCAAATGATGCTGTGATTTCTTTGCTTACTACCAAGCCGCCACCACTGTAATACTTCTCGCCAGTGCCAGTGCCTGTAGGATACAACTCAAATATCAAGTCCGCCGCTGGGTCTAGTACCAACTGTACCGCGTCTGCGTCATCCCAGTACGCATCAAGCGACAAGGTTGCTGTCTTTAATGATCCCTTGTAAGTGCGCGAAGTATCGCCCATCACAGTATCTTCTATCGTGTCTGCGGATTCGCCAAGTGTATAACTGCGAATCTCACCCATTGCAGCGACAGAGCCGCCACTAACTGCTAATTTGACTACGCCGCTTGAGCCTTTAGTCGTTGCCATGCTGTCACCCCTTAGGTTGTGCCTCTAGTGTATTGGTACTCACATCGTACCGTTAGAATCACCCCACCAACTGGGGCAATACTTCCATCGTCGGTTTCTACGGTTATCAACTGGGTGTCCAGTGCGTAGCCACCACGCGATCTATCAACGTCTAGCTTTTCTTCAATAGCTTCGACGATATTGTTTCTAGCTGTATCCAGCCCAGTGCCTTTAACGTAACAGACTAGCTGATAGTCAATGACACCAAATCTTTGAGAAATGCTACCGCCAACGGTTGCGTCTTCTCTGTTTTCGTTTGTTGTTCTCACCAAGATTGCTGGGTATTGCGCGTTGCTCAGTTTGTCGAATTCAAACGGCTCACGGGTTACATACTTTATGGTCACTGGCGAGGTTATCGCCTGCAATGATGTAACTAGGTTTGCAGCAATGTTTTCCCTCACACTCATCTATCCATCTCCTTGCGGAAATATGTAGACAGCCTTTGCTCTTCTTTTGGGTTAAACCCAAAGAACGGGCGCGACTTATTATTGAATGCTGCTTTTTTTGCGGCTTCTGGGTTGTCGAAATATATCTGAGCAGTGCGTGAGTTAAGTTGCTTAGATTGCATAGACCGCAACATCTGACCAGTGTTAAACAAATCAACTGGCGAATTAGGCTTGCCCTCTTCACTCAAGATTGCCATATATTCTGGCGTGTACGGCTTAAAGGCTGAGTTGATGCCTTTGCCTAGCTTTGTGCGGTCAAGAATGATTTGCTTGCCTAGAGTACCAGTTCTGCCAATCGCTCTTGTAATACCGCGAGATATATCACGCTGTGCCTGCTTGGTGATCTTGGTCAGATCTTTAGGCTTAGTGTTTATGCGTAAGCCCAGACTCATCTAGTTAAACGCCCAAACGAAACAGCCTCTTTCTCATCACCTTCTACAGTGCCGCTCTGGTCGTCGTCATACTCAACGCCGTCTTGGAAAACAGCTACTAACTCTTCTTCATAACGCTGCTTGTAAAAGCTAATCATGTTAAGGAATCGGTCATCTTGTACCCAGTTAGTTAACTGAGGGAGAGCGTATTTCCACAACACTAGATATGAGTTGCAATACTTCCACTGTGCGTCTGTGAGTAGGCTTGCGTTCATCTCACCGCTGATACCTTTCTTGTACCACCACTGATTGCGGATAGTCCTAGTAAGGTCTGCTTCGGCCTTTGCGTGCTCAGTCGAAAACGAAGTTATGCCGAATGTAAGAATGTCGGGAACAAGTGCAACCAAGTCTGCGTCATTAGAAAATGCCATTTACCATTTCACCTTGTCAGCCCAATAAGCGGCTGATGCTGTTTTGTCTTTACGACCTCTGGCTATGTCCTTGGCGAATCTCGCTTTGAACGACCTACGCTTGGCTTTGTCTGCCTCACTCTCATTCTTTCTAGGGGGTTTGTTATCAGCACCTTGTTGACCGAAACGAATCAAGCGAACCTTGTCACCTTCCTTAGCCAATACTGCGTGGCTTTTGGTTGCGTGCTTAGTTGTACGCTTAGGCTTGTTGTAGCCCTCGAATCTTTCACCGCGATAAGTGATAGCCATAATACCCTCGAAAAAGGGCCAGCCCCGCCCGTGGGAAGCGGGGCCGACCAAACCGCCTTAAAGGGCAGCGTCAAACGTCATAGATACACCATATGAGTCGTCAAGCTCACCAGTACCGTATACGGCAGTGGCGTTAAGCTCAAATGCTCTTAGTGATGCGTCACGCTGAGTTTCAATCTCGAAGTCACGCTTCATTACTAGCGCAAGTGCTTCGCGGCTGAATACACCACCGATTGCGTCATCTGATCCATCAACAGTCATGTTTGTTGATTCGTAGATGTCGATACCGGCGATTGTGCCAACGTATGACTGAGCCATAGCTACGTTCTGAATGTCACCGCCATTTGGGTTAGCAAATGTATTGGTGAGGTTTGCTTTCAGTTGGTACGCTTGGAAAGGGTGAACAACAGCGAAAATATCGCCTTGCGCCTTAGCAGCTCTCAATGTGGCAGCAGCCTTAAAGATGTCAGCAACGGTAATTTCCGTACCCGCTCCACCTAGGCCAGAACTAAAGCCAGTGAACAAGCTGATTAGATCAGTGTCCATCTTAGTAGCGATAGCGTTACCTAACACTGTGCCAAGCTCAACGGCAGGGTTGCCTGCGCCCATAGCAGCAACGTCTGTTAGTACAACTTGTGCGCCAACTTCACCAATGGTGATTGATACGCTAGAAGTAGAAACAGTTGTTGAAGTCATGTCGGTGCCTTCAGTCAAAGCAGCAGCAGTGATTGCTGGGTACTTAGGAACCTGAATGGTCTTACCGGCTTCAGAACCGATGTTGTATTGCGTAACCAAGCCAGCCATCAAAGAATTTTCTTCAGCGGTGAAGCGTGCTTGCGCGATGATATTTGCGAATAGATCGTCTAGGGTCGTACTGGTAGATGCAGCCATTGTTTTATACCTTAATCAAAAATGTGGTTTATTTGGTTCGCTTCATGTGCTGAGCGTAGGCTTCTTTGCCGCCGTCATTCCAATTGCTTACCATATCTGCCACAGATTGAGGCTTCTGCGTGGAGCCACCAGCGTTACCCTGAGTGCCTGCCCCTCCAGATGAGGCGCGGACAAAATGCGGGTTTGCCGTTAAAAAGTCGCCCACATACTCTGCAATAGAGAGGGGGTCGGCCTTGTCATTGTATCTCACTATTCCGCTGCTATCCAAAACTTCAACTGAGCCATCGTCAGTGAGTTTCAAGTTACCGCGTAACAGTTGCGACACCTGTTCTGGTTCTACTGCGTTAAACCTGCTTGCCGCTGCCAGTAACGCCCCATCAATCTGGGTTGTTTCTAGTCGCTGCTTGTAGGTCGCAATCTCCAGATCTTTCTTTTCAACAGTCTGCTTTAGTATTGACTCGAACTCGCCTTTTTCTTTTTGGCGTTCTATGGTCGCCTGTTCACGCTCAAGCATGAGTTGACGAGCTTCTTCTAAGTCAATGCCTTCTAGCTTCTTGTCCAGTTTGCGGCGTTCACGCTGTACGCGGTCAGCTACAATGCGGTCAAGTTCGTCTTGCGAAAAGGTCTTTGCTTCCTGAGTTATTTCGGTGGTCTCAGTTTCCACACTTTCTTCCATGATTTCATCGCTCATGTTACGCACCTCTTTCGAGTTAGGGGGATTATAGCAGCTTCACAGAGAAGTCAACCGTTATTTTTTCTTTCGCTTATTCTTCTTCTTGCTTATCTGCTTCAGGCTCTTGCCGTACTTGCTTGGGTTCATCTTTGGCATCTTTCTTACCTCTGGTTTTTTTAGGGAGTGGTAGCAGCACACTCACAATGCCGTAAAGGTCATCGAAGTCTGCCTTTTCTTCTTCAGGTGCCGCAGCAGCCAGTGGCTCTAGTAGCTCACGAATTGCTGGCGGTATTGGTCGTCTAGCGCATAGGTTTTTAGCGCGGTCTAATTCTTTACTCATATTATTCCTCTACTCTTGGTAGCCATTGGTGACGGCAGTTATACCCGCCCCTCACTATGAAAGGGTCGCCAGCAGACTTGCCAGCCCATGACCCTGCCCATATCTCTGTAATCTCATCCGCAGTGTAAATCTTGCCAACGTGCTTTTTGCAGAACTCGCGGCTATCACGAATAACATCACCGTAGTATTCAAAGCTGTCTATGCCCTGCTCTCTGGCAGTGGCAGCAGTTATTGACGCGGAATATTGATTGAGCGAATCCGTTGCATAAGTTGTCGCATAACGCCGAAGATTATTGCCAAGCCGATCAGCAGCGTAGACTGAATGCAGTTTATCAACTGCCGCCTTTTGTGCGGCTCCCGTAGACCCCTGAGCGATTTCAACCAATCGCTTAACTTCTTCTTGATCGCTTGCTTGATAGATTCCATTGATGCTTCCCCGCAGGTTGTCTATAAGTTCTGCTTTTGTACCGCCGGTCAGTGAGTATTGATAAACACCAGTGGCAAGCGTATCTAGTTGCTGTGCAGCTAATGCCTCAAAACCTTGGAAAGATAGCCGCTGAAGGCTTGCTATAGCCTCTTGAGCTACTCCCGTAAAGGTTCCGTAGTTATTCAGCATGGTCAACTGGCGTGCTGCTACGTCTCTGTAATCGCCTAGAATGTCCTGCACTTCAACCAAGAAGTCTTGCTCAATGGCTGTGCGTAACTCAGTTCTGGCACTCACCGCCCACTCTAAATCAAACAACTGCCCATCTGTTTCTGGGGCTGTTTGTATGTAGCCGGTAATGCGCCCCTCTAGTGTTTGCAGTGCATCAGACAACCTACGCTGATGCTGGTCTGCCAACTCTTCTAAGAACTCTGAGTAGTCATCTACCGCAGCCATTACTCTATTTCAGCCCCTACACCGAACTGACCAAGCGTGGAGGTGCCTTGCTCTATCTCAACGTGCG